AAGATCTTGTGTATGCGTAGTTCCGGTAGCAGTGTCAATCCATGTTAAAATAAATTGACCATTATTAATAAACCACGTTTTGTCTTTTTCTTTGTGAAATTGCATAGGGAGGTCTGCTTCAAGTTTATCAAATACCAAAATTTTACCACAATACAACTCATTTGTAGACCATACTAGTTCGTATCCATAGTCTGTTTGAATAACGCCTTCTGTTTTTTCCATTAGTTAACCTTTTATAAGAATTAAAATTATTATACTTGAATTATTTAAAATTGTCAAGTAAATCTATAACTTTAAATACTGTTTCTAATTTATTTAAGTTTATTTTATTTTGTAATGTATTTTTTAATCCGTGGTGTAATGGTTTTGGCCAATTGCCAAACTCTACCCACGCATACCCGTTATGTTCATCATTAAGAACTGGAATAAATTCTTCATTAATAACACACAAATATGTATGAAAGTGAAACCGACTATCATTACTAACAAATGTTTCTAACGGCATTGTTTTCTTAATAGAAATTTCTCCAATCTCCTCAAAAATTTCTCGAGTTAAACCTTCCCATGGAGTTTCAAAATCTTCGTTAGTGCCACCTACCAGGCCCCATAAATTTCCAGACCGGCCTCTTGCTCTATGTAAGAATAAAAATCTTTTAGTATTAAGGGCATATACAATTGCACCACTGCAATTAATTTTAGTTGTTTTCATACTAATACTTATTTTAGTATGCTAGTCTCCATGTACCGTTTGGATATTCACCGTCAAATGCTAGTATCCATTCATCATTATCAAATTTATATTGTTTGCCGGTATTAAGATTAGACGTGTATATAACTGTGTCGTCTTGCGCACTTGCATCAAACACAATAGACCACGATGTGCCGTCCCATTCAATAATATCGTTTGCTTCTGCTACAAAGTCAGTACCGTCTGTGTTTTTCCATGCATCAGGACCATCGTATGCATAGTTGTCAGGTGTATCGTAACCTGCATCTTGTCCAACATTTTCACTGTCATTAATATCAGCAAGTATTAGTATACGGGGATTACCTGACTTTAGACTTTCAGGATTAGTTTTGTAAGGATTAATGATATAATCAATCTTATTGCGATCACCATTTGGCCCACTTATAATAGTATCTGCGGGAATAGAGTCTGTGTCCCAAGATATTGATAGCTCATATTCGTCTAGTGGATTAACAACTACAGTTCCTATAATTTCGTTACTAAGGTCTTTTCTAGTTAATCGCAATTCAGTAACACCTGCATCAAAATTAAATGGCATCGCTTTGATATAACCGGTCCAAGTTTCTGCACCGACAACACCTTTTCTAACTAGTTTAGCAGTAGATCCCATAACTAGCAGACCATAATTGTCATGTGCTGTAGAAACTATAAAATCAACATCGTCAATGAATGTACCCGTAGAAGTAATTTGTTCTTGTATTTCGCCAGTGTTAGCAACAGCAATACGGGTTCTAATATCAGCTTGGGGTTCAGTTGTATTAAGGGCTGTTCTAGATAAATCTAACTCAATTGTGCCTGCAGATTCATTAAAAATACTTTGTATAACAGAAGTGATAACTCCTAGTCTCTTAACTTTAGCAGGAGGACTAATGTATATAGGAGTACTAAATGTTAGAGTGGCAATATCAATATCACTCTCTGTACCTGTAGGAATACTTCTACTACTAAACACAGTATTTGTTAGATTTACTACACTTAGACTTGTCCAGTCAACGTAGTTATCAGTTGTTTGTATTTCTAAACTAGGATTAAACAACATTAATATTTGTTCTAGTATTTGTAATTTTTGATCAGTATTTGAACTCCAAATATCTACATTTACAGTTAATGTGTAAGGAGTTGGCATTAATCGTTCAACAGTATAGTTCTTACCTTCAGTATTTAAATATTCTTTCCCAGTTGCATCGTATGCCCGTTCTCTAATATTAACTTTGTTAACATAGCTACTATCAGACATGCGATTAATGTCTTGTTCTAAACCAGTAATATATACTGCCATTCGTGGAGCACTTGGAATCTTATTCTCACTGTTCTCTCTAATAATGTTAGCAACCTGACGAGTTAAATCACCGTACATTACTGGTATTTGTGTAAGAGCACCTTTGCCATCCTTAACAGAAAAATTACTCATAAGGCGTACAATCTGTGTTATGTATCGTCTTATTTGTCCGTCATAAAAATGTTGCATTAATTGTCACCTGTGTTGTATACTATTGCTCGTTTATAGTAAAATGATTTCGGAGCTACTGTTATTGTACTATCACTATCATCCTGTGCAGGACCAACTGTTGTAATATGTTCTTTAGCATCTACTGCATCTATAACCATCTCTTTTAGGTCACCAAAATCACCCACAGTCTTCGGCCAACCTTCGGTATAGTTGACACCATACTCGTCTTCACCTGGATTCTTGGTGTTTATTTTCGCAGTTATGTTAAACTCTTCTTTAATATCATTGATTGTATACGTTCTTCCATCACGACTGTATTCAAAAGATACTCCGTCTGCAAACTCTGGGTCAACATCCCTTGGTTCGGGGTACCCTTCGTCATTATAGGTCAAACCTCTGCGAACACTATTATCCCAAGTAGTCATAATCAATCTGCGGAGGTCCAAAACATTTTTCATAGCTTCTTCTTCAGCTTCGGTTGGCTCAAACGTATCACTTGGTCCCTCAACATCTCCGCTACTAATACTCCATGAACTATAAGTTTCATTAGGTTTAGCTTTTTGAGCAGCAGCTTGTACTGTCTCCTCAAAATTAGGCATAGTTGTCACTGTCTTAGGCACGTTGTTTATATTAATTCTTACCCCGCTCTCAAAAGTAATAGTAATGCGAACTTTTTCACCAGCCTCTACTATTACTGTTTTTAGATCATTCCATCTCATTGCAAATCCTCCCAATCAAACTCTTCTATTTCAGATTCACCAGTATCTGCACTAGGTGCAGGTTCTTCTTTAGCTTCTTCGGCTTCTTCAGCTTCTATACGTTCCCGTTCAAGTTTTTCAGCAGCTTCTCGCGTAGCAGCAGCTTCAGCTTCTAGTCTGTCTGCTTCTGCTTCTTCTTGAGCTATTCTTGCTTCTTCGGCTTCGCGTTCTAACTCTATAGCATCTATTCTTGCTTGTGCTTCTTCAGCTGCTATACTTGCTGCTAGTTCAGCTGCTTCTGCTTCTTCTTGAGCTTGTTTTTCAGCAGCAGCAGTTGCAGCAGCTTCCTCTGCTTCTTCTGCTTCTTCTTGAGCTATTCTATTTCTTTCTACTGCGGCATCAGCATCTATTTTTCCTTGAATATCAGATCTAAATGTTGATCCAATTGCTCCTTCAAAATCTGGATTTGCATCTAAAAACGCAATCGCACCGTCCCAATCACCCCGATCAATTAATCCTTCAAACGTTCCCATTTCGTTAGAAAATGTATCTGCTACACTTGCTGGACTACCATCGCCATTTTGGCCAGTAGTATTACTATCGCCATTTTCACCGTTTCCATTTTCACCATCGCCGTTAGTACTATTACTGCCATTTTCGCCATCGTCGTTATTACCGATAGTGTCGGTATTACCAGTAGCAGTACCATCGCGGGGAGCAGCTGGATTGCCGCCACCAGTGCCACACATTTCTCTTTTATAAAGAGGAAGTGAAAATCCATCTAGACCAATTTGGCTTACTTCGGCTCCTGCCAGTCTTATCGGATACACAGTATTGCTAACTAAGTTAGCAAGAACTCCTGGAAGATGTCGTATTACACCTGGTCTTTTTTCTGGATATGTTTCTAAATTTTTACGGAGATTAGTTAATTGCTGATTAATCCGTTTTTCGTCATTACAGTTTCTTCTAAAATATTTAATTAGAGGCTGTGCTATGGCACGCATTTCTCCATCTGCAACTTCGCATATTTTTATATCTTTATATTTCATTATTCATCTGCCTTTGGTCGGAGGGCTTTACTTAAACTCTGTCGTTCGACTACTGCTTCCCCAGCAATAGTAGTAGAAGTTGTATTGTTAATAAAAGTACCTTTTTGTGTAGTACGATCATTTGTATTTGTTAATGTCATCCGCACATCGTCTTCTTGCTTAACCCAGCGTGTATTATCATACCTAAATAGTCTATTAGGTGAAAAGTCTGTTCGTAAAAAGAAATCATCATTTTGCGGATCACTAGGAAAACTAATACCATGTCCAAATGCCGACCCATTAGTAGGAATACCGTCTCCGAGTAAATATCCGTTGTATCCTTCTCGTTCTGGCTGAACCATAGTATCCGGAATGCCGTCTGCATCAGTGTCAACAAGTGCAGTATTTCCATTTGCGTCAAGTGCTAAAGTAAAGTAATGACTTGTATCATACCCAGCTTGTGATGCATCAGCTTCAGCCTGGTTAACAATTGCATTATTAATTTGCATTTCTTTATCATATGTAGATAGCAAATCACGCAAGGTATTACCACCTGGAGCATCTTCTTCTGCAGGCAAGTCTAGGATTTCTTTAAACTCTTGACTATCGACAATTTGTTTTAACTTTAAACGGTATAAGTGCGGATACCAAGTTTGACTAAAACCTTCGCTTGCACGGTTTACTTCTTCTACAACATAAAATCTTTTAAGTGCTACGCTATAATCATTTAGTGCATACTCGTCTTTTAAATGAGGTAATTCAATTACATCACCTGATATAATTTTTCGTCCAACAGTCTTAACACTACTGTTTATATGTACAGTAAGCATCAGTGTATCATTAGATAAAAATAATCCAAATTGGCTTAAATTAAAGTCAATGTCTGATACGTTATAGATACCACGCATTGTGTATACATCTGGATCATACTTTCGATCTCTGTTTTCAAGGAATAACATATCTTGTATATTAGTTTCTTTAACAGCATCATATCTTGGTTGATCGGCTGTAGCATCGTCTTCACTAGGATTTTCAGCACCTAAGTATTTGTGCAAATGAAGATCGGTTCCGCCCACAGTAAACATTTCAAGTATCTGCTTGTCTATGAAGTTGTAGTCGTTACCTTTTTGAGGTTTATATAAGCTTAATCTTGGCATACACATATTTAGCGTAATATCTCAGTAACGATAAATACTATTGGAGACACTTTATAATGGCAACTACAAAACAAGAAGTATATGATTATGTAAACACGCTGCTAGGCGGGGGTATGGTTGACGTTGAACTCGATCCTATTCATTACGAAACTGCATTAAAGAAAGCACTTTCTAGATTTAGACAACGGAGTGATAACTCAGTTGAAGAAAGTTATCTGTTCTTAAAGACAGTTCCAGATCAAAATGAATATATTTTAGGAAATGAAGTTATAGAAGTTCGCCAGATCTTTCGTAGAAGTATTGGATCACGCCCGAGTACATCAGCATCAGGCGGCCCGATATTTACTCAAACATTTACTGCTGCTGCATCACAAACAATGTTTAATATAAACTATAACATTAGTGCAGTTAATACAATTATAGTAAAGGTAAACAACGTTACAACAACTGCATATACTACAGACAACGGCACACGAAGTATTATATTTTCCACTCCCCTAAATTTAAATGACATAGTTGATGTTAGTCTTTATACTAGTGGCGAAAACGGTGGCGGCAGTTTGTTTGATCCGTTTAGTTTAGCATATACAAATGCATATTTACTTTCGAGTAGCAATATGGGAGGACTAGCAACATATGATATGTTCTCGCAATACCAAGAACTTGTTGGCAGAATGTTTGGCGGATTCATTGAGTTCACTTGGAATGCTAGTACAAAAAAACTTACATTGTTGCAACGACCAAGATCAGATGAAACAATTATGCTGATGGCATATAATTATCGTCCAGATGAGCAATTGTTAAGTGATTATATGTCAGAACAATGGATTAAAGATTATACTCTTGCAACTTGCAAATACATGCTAGGCGAAG